TCAGGCAGCGATCAGCCCATGCGCACGGAGGGCGGCCAGAATGGCGGCGATGGTGGCGCGGGCCTCCGCGTCAATTGTTGCGCCGCCGAAAGGGGCCGCGATCGCCGCCTGTCGTTCCGACACGACCCGTTCATCCTCCACATAGAGGCCGTCATTCCGTATCGCGCCATCGCGCCACTGGCTCCCGTCATGGAAAATGGCATGTCCCCTGTCCGCCAGATCAATGAAAAGGCCCGCTTTTGGCATCAGGAAACGCCATCCGCCCTCCGTCCAGCAGGCGATATCGCCCTCATGATCCTCCCATGCGCCGCTCGCTCCATCGGCAACGACCCAGCATTGGCCCGGTTCCGGCGCGGACGGCGGCACTGCCACATCGGCACTTTGCGCCCGCCCGTGCAGCAGCGCGTCGATCAGCGTCAGCGCTTCATTGTGGAAGAGTTCCTTCTGCGCCTGCCCGGCGAACAGCATCGGCAGCGCCCAGCGCGGTGTCTTGTCCATCATCGTCCCTTTCCTCGCATCCTGCCTCGATGTCAGAGGGCGGCCGTCACCCGAGCCGCCCGGCCCATCGCCCGCGTGCCGACCTGCGCCACCTCGATCGTCACCATGGTCCCGGCAATGCCGTCCGCGGCGATCATCGCCGCGCTATAGGTCCACGCCGGTTCCGCCACTTCGGCCCCGCGCACCAGCCTGTCTCCGTCCAGCACCCGCACCGCATAGCGCTCGCTTTCCTCGGCCATCGGCACGTCGCTCCCGCTCGTCCAGCGCCACCCGGCCCGGCTGCGCCGCACCCATCGAACCGCCAGCTCGTCCCCCACTCTCTCCACACGCAGATGAACCGGCGACGGCGGGATCAGCGCCTCCCCCCGAACGGTCGCCTCCGCCTCCACCGCGTCGGCGTCGCCCAGGCCCAGCGCCGCGACCTTCAACATCGCGCCCGCCTCGCCGGTCAATCCCGCCAGTGCCAGCGGCTCCGCCAGCCGTTCCTCCTCGATCAGCAGGAAGGGCTCGCCCGCTTCATGCCCCGCCATCGCCCATTCGGTGCCGCGCAGCCCCCGGCGCAGACCCGTCAGCCGCCACAGCCCCGCCCCGATCGGCACCGCCGCCTCGAACTGGATCAGCTCCCGTCCGACCAGGCACAGGTTGCGCCCCTGCGTCAGCGCCGGCTCGTCCGCGCCGACAAGCATCATGTCCTCGGCCAGCAGGGCGACGGTCAGCGCCCTGCTCCGGTCCACCAGCATGGCGCTGCCCTCCGGCAAAGGCGTGACCGCCTGCCCCAGGGTCGCGCGCGGGGCGCTGCGGCCGATCGGCGTCGCGTCGCCACTGGCGTCGATCAGGAACAGCGCCGCGCTGCGCCATCCCGCCCCGCCGCTCGCTGCGACGACCAGCAGCGGCACACCCGCCACGCCGTCCCGCAAGGGCGGTAAATCCACGATCCTCAGCGTCGTCGCCCCATGCGGTGCATCGGGCGGCCGCACGATCGCGCCCGGCGACGCCCCTGCCGGAACCGATCCGCCCGCGCCCGGCACCCGGCGCAGCGCCAGCCGCACGGCCATCGCCTCCCATTCGCGTTCCTCGATCCGCCACAGCCCCGGCGCGTCCGCCACCGCCACAGTCATCCCCGGCTCCAGCACCAGCACGTCCCAGCCGCAGCGCAGCGTCATCGTCGCCCGCCCCGCCCAGCCCGCGCCCAGCCGCTCGGCCGCCAGCGCCCGCGCCTCGTCCGCCGCCATCACCAGGGGAAGGTCGATCCCCTGCTCCTGCCGGCCCGGCCCCGGCCGCACCACCCGCTGCACCCCGCTCTGATAGTCGCGCGCGGCATCATAATGGCGCAGGCTGACCGCCACCGGCGTCCGGTCGGCCGCCCCGCCGGACTGTTCGCGCGGCGCCATCGCCCGGCCGTTCGCCCGCCGCGCCGCTGCCTCCGCCTCGATCGCCGCCTCTGCGTCCCGCCCCGCCGCGCGCAGCCGCAAACCCGCCTCACCCTCGCACAGCGCCAGGCCCCAGGCGTCCACCAGCGGCGCGATCGCCTCCGCCACATCCGCGCCGCCCGCCGCAAAGCCATCGACATCGGCAAGCCCGGCATCCCCGGCCACCCCGCCCTCGCTCAGTTCCGCGGCGATCCGCCCCAGCCCGACCGCCCCCTCGTCCGCCTCCACCTCGAAGGTCAGCGACGGTATCCGGTTGCCATAATCCGCCAACGCCAGATCCTCGAACAGCGCATAGGCGACGCCGCGATGCGCCGGGGTCAGGTCCGTCCCCTGCGCCGATGCGATCAGCGGATCGGCCGCCTGATCCTCTCCGCCAAGGTACAGGCGGAACCCGCTCATCTCGCTCTTGAAGTCCCCCGCCGCCCCGCGCAGCAGCTTGCCGTCCGCCCAGATGCGCCGCACCGTGCGGATCGGCCGCGCCGAAAGCGCCACGGCGAAGCTCGCCGAATAGGCATAGCTGGTGACGCTCCCGCGTCCCTTGCCCCCGCTCGTCTTCGTCACGCTCTCAATGAGGTCGGTGGCCCAGATCACCGTCCCCGCCACGCGCAGCGTGCCGAACAGGCGCGGCACCTGCGTTCCGTAGCTCGACGTCTGGACCTGCAAATCCGCCATGCGCGGCCCCTGCCGCCCTCTGGGCCGGAACAGCACCGCATGGTCGAACGCATTGCCGATCAACCCACCGATCGCGCCCCCGATCGGCCCGCCCAGCGCCGTCCCCACCGCCGTCAGCACCATCGTCGCCATATCCGGTTCCCCCAATCCGTTCCCAAGTCCTCATCCCCGCCACCAGCCCAGGATGGGCCAAAGCGAAGCCCCCGGCGTCTCCACCACCCGCCGCAATCCCGCATGGGCATGGACGAAGCCCGTCCCCGTCCAGATCATCAGGTGAAGTTGCATCGGCCCCGGCCGCACCAGCGCCAGGTCGCCCGGCTCGCCCTGCTCCACCCGCACCAGCCCCGCCGCGCGCAGCCAGCCTTCCGCCCGGCCCACGTCCCCGCTCCGCAATCCATAGGCGGAAGGGCCCTCCCGCCCCGTCGCCACCGCCGCCAGCCCGACGCAGTCGATCCCCTCGCGCCCCCGGCCATGCAGCCGGAACGGCACGCCGATCATCGCGCGGGCGGCGGCCACCACCGCCGCCCCGCTCATGCGCCGGGATATCGGGTCAGAAGGTCCATGCCGGGCAGGTAGGGCTCGCCGCGAAAATTGACGGCGTTGCCGAACCGCTCGGCGCAGGTCGCCAGCTGCCGGTCGCACCCTTGCGTCAGCAGCGCCAGCGCCCCCGCCGCCACCGCAAAGGCCGGCGGATCAGCCAGGGTCAGCCCGTCCGCGTCATTGTCCGTCACCGCCTGCGTCATCCCCGCATTCTCGCCCGTCAGCCAACGCAGCGTACCGAAGGCATAGGCTCCCGCCTCCAGCCCCCCGCCAGCCATCACGACCGACGCCTCCTCGACCTCCGCCACCTGCACGATCCTCCGCCGCGCCGCCATGTCCACCCGGCACGCCCGGTCGCCCAGCGTCGCGCGACAATCGGGCGAGGTGGACGGCGCGACCGGCGCACCCAGCGCCGCCGCCGCGCCGATCAGCTCCGCCGTGAAGGCCGCGCCCGTCCGCGCCACCGCGCCGATCGTCCCGCGCGCCAGCAACAGCCACAGCGCACCCGGCGCTTCCCATTCGGTCAGCCGCAGCTCCAGCGCCGCCCCGTCCCATCGCCCGGCCATCAGGTCGCGCTCGGTCAGCGCATCGCTGGTCAACGCGCCCGCCACGTCGCTGTCCCCGCCGTCCAGCCCAATGCCGCCCCGCACCGCCGAAGGCGTCATCCCCGGCGCGGCGCGGTATGTCAGGCCCCCCACCCTCAGGTCGCGGTCGTGGCTGGTCAGCCCCACCGCCACCCCGTCCCGCCGCTCGATCCGCCAGCAGAAGGCGAGCGTGCAGAGCGGCTTGCCCAGCATCTCCGCCGCGCTCATTCGCGTATCTCCACCAGCGGCACCGAGGGCGCTTCCCCGGCGGCGAAGGTCGCGCGGTTGATCTCCAGCCGGTCCTCGGCAAAGCGCACCGGCACATCGAACCGGTATCCCGCCGTCAGCACGACTCCTGCCGCCGGTGCGGCATCGAAAGCGATCACGCCCATGCCGACATGGCTCCACCCGTCGGTCATCTCCACCCCGTCCGCCGCCACGCGGATGCTGCCCGGCACCGGCCGGGTGATGCGCCGCCCCTGCGCCTCCGCGCCCTCGCCATAATGGCGCATCAGCGGAAACTCGGCGGACACCCCGTCGCCTGTGCCCAGCCGCTGGTCGATGGGCGACGGCGGCGCGCCCGGCGGTCCGCTGCGGTCGTCATAGGGATCGGTGAAGCGGAACCCGCGCGCCGCGCCCCGCCGCGCGCGGAAGAAGGCGATCAGCGCCGCCATGTCACTGTCGGACCGCACCCCCGACCCGGCGTCGAAGGACAGGCGCGCATCCGCCCAGTCGCTGCTGCGCCGCTCGTGGCCGGACACGCTTTCGACGATCTGGGTCGAAAAGGCAGGACTGACGCTCGCCTCGCGCCCGATCGCAAGCGGAAAGACTACGTCGTCAAATTCCTGCACATCATCCTCCCCGGCAAAGTTGAAACAGGTGAACCCGTCGCGGCATATCTGCGGCAGCGCCCAGATGAAGGTCGCGGCCGTCCCGCGCGCCACCGACGCCTGCGCGGCGTCGGCGATTGCGCGCCACTGTCCCGCCTGTTCCGGCAGCAGCACGAAGCCCGCCAGATAATGCTGCTCCTCCTGTCGATAGCCCAGCCGCTCGGTCGCCAGTGCCACGCCCCGCGCGGTCAGCGTCGGCCGCCCCTCCGTCACCCAGTCATAATCTTCCAGCTGCAACACATCGAAGGCGGGCCTCGCCCACCCCACCGGCATATTGGCCCGCTTGGCCTCCGGCGCGCGGGGATCGAGGATGGTCGGCAGATAGGCCAGCAGATGCGTCACGGCACCGGGCGCGAGCGTCTTCACATGCGCGCACAGCGCCGCCGTCGACGCCGCCAGCACCGCCCCCGCCGCATCCAGCAACGCCGTCTGCGCGGCGTCCAACCCGGCCCACACACTAGGGATCGACACCGGATCGCCGCCCAGCGCCGTCCGGGCCGCGTCGTCATACAGGCATATCCGCCCATCCCCCGGCATCACCCACCACCATGGCTCGCCCACCTGGAACAGCACGGGCAATCCCGCCGCCTGCGCGATCCCGACGAACGCGCCCGCCACCGCCTTCAGATACGCCATCGCCCCTTCATGCGCCGGCGACAGCAAAGTGGACGGCGGCACCCATCCGGTCAGCGCCGGATCGCCATTTTCCGCCCGCTGCTTCCAGTCGCCCCAGCAATGCGCATCGAACAGTTCGTAGGACAGCGACCAGATGACCCCCATCCCCATCGCCCTGGCGCGATCCGCAAAGTCCCGGTGCCACGCCGCGCACGGCCCGTTCAGCACCCCGCCCGCCAAGCTCACGAATAGGCCTCCTCCGGCGCGCTCCAGCCGGAAATAATGGCTCATCCCCACATAATGGTTGATCGCCCCGCGATAGCCGAGCGCATGGATCGCCTCGACGATGCGCTGCGGCGTCTGGTTGAATGCATCGTCATAGCCGGTCGCCATCGACAGCCCATGTTCCGGCAGCATCACGTCGCCCACCGCGATCACCGATCCCGCACCGTCGCAGGCGATGTCGCTCAGCTCCGCCCAGCCCTCGACTGCCGCGGGGAAGGGCGTGTCGCCCTCGTCATAGCCCGGCGGCACCAGCGATATGAACATCCGGTCGATGTCCCCCGCCCACACCGGGTCCGCCTCCTCCGGCAGGCGGTATCCGCCCACCAGGCTCGCGAAATCGAGCGTGACGACCGCGTCCTCCGGCCCGCCTTCCGCATAATTCCACAGCCGCACATACCAGGCGCGCGGGCTTCCCTCCGCGTCCCGCCCCTCGATCGTCAGCGTCGGCCCATGCGTCTCATCCAGCCTGCGCACGCCGCCAGACCGCCAGCGGAAGGACAGCCGGCACGCGCGAAAATCCCGCGCCGTCTCATAAGCCAACAAGGGATGGCTCCACCGGTCCTCCGCGTCCCAGATCAGCCCCGCCAGATCGCCCGACCCGTAGAAGACCGCATCCATCCGCAGCGCGTCCGGCCCGGTCGTCACCACGCTCGCCATCATCGGCCGGGGGAAATTGACGGTCCAGTGCGTCGCGGCAAAGCGCTTGATAAAGCGGCTTTCCTGCCCGCGCCGCTCGTCCGCCAGCCAATATTGCAGGCCGCCCATCGCGTCTTCTCCTATCCTATCGCGCCCTTGACCGCCCGCGCCACCTGCCGCGCGCTGCGCGCCAGCAGCCGCGCCTCGCTCTCGCCGCTACGCCCGTTGACGGCGATGCTCACCCGCACGTCGCGCGCGCCGCCCGCCCCTGCATGAACCTGCCCGCTGGTCGTCGGCACGAAGACCTCGGGCCCCCGCTCGCCCACCAGATAGGCGCGGCCCGGTGCCACCGGCCCGCCCGTCGCCCGCCCCGGCAGGCCCAGCGCCCCGGTCAGCAGCGACGCGCCCAGATTGACAAGGCTCGCGCCCGCCCCGCCCGATCCGCCGCCGCCCAGCGCGCCGTGCAGCGCGCTCGCCGCGATCGAACCCAGCACCCCCACGGCGATCCGCCGCAGATCCTCGAACCCGAACTTGCCCGTCCGCACCGCCCGCAGCAGCCCCTGCTCGATCCGTCTCCCGGCCCGCTCCGCCCCGTCGCCCAGCGGCCCCTCCAGCCCCGCGCGCATCGCCTCGACATCGCGGCTCAGCCCCGCCGTGTCGGCCCGCACCCGCACGACCAGCGTCTCGATTTCCTCGTCCATCCCCGCCTCCCCTCAATCCGGCATCGCCCCCATCAGCCGCGCCAGCTCCGCCCCGTCGACGCCCTCGCCCGGCGCATCCTCCCCGCGCGCGGCGCGCAGCACGCACGCCAGTTCCGCCGGGGTCGCGCGCCAGAATTCCTCGGGCCGCCAGCCGAGCAGCCATCCCGCCACCCCCGCCAACCGCGCCGCGCACGCCGCAAAGCGCGTCACCGTCCCGCCAAGATCTGCTGCACGATGGCTTTGAGCGCCGGCGTCACCTTGGCCAGGCCCACGGCCACCACCGCCTCGCCCAGCGCCTCGCGTGTCATCCGGTCGCGATCCACCAGGCAATGCCAGAACAAGGCCACCAGATCGCCCAGCGACAATCTGCCATCGGCCGCCCGCTCCACCAGCGCGAACAGCGGCCCGACTTCCGCCTCCGCCGCCACCAGCGCGCCGAATGTCGGCCGCAGCGCCAGCGCCTCGCCGCCGATCTCCAGCGCCGCCTCCCCGCGCTCGGGATTGGCCGCGCTCACAGGCTCACCACCGCGCCGGAGCTTTCCAGGCTCAGCGCATAATTGCGCTCGCCATTATAGTCGCCGGCATAGTCCAGCCGCGTGACCAGAAACCGGCCGCGCATCCGCTCCCCGCTCTCGAAACTCAGTTCATAGCTCTCGATCGTGCCCGACAGCGCATGGTTGCGGATGCGCACCTCCGCCGCCGATCCGGTGAACAGGCCCGCCGCCGACACGCTGACCGACCGCACCCCCGCGCCCGACAGCAATTCGCGCCAGCCCCCCGAATCCTTGCTGGTGATGTTGACCGCCTCGCCGTTCACGGACAGCTGCGTGGTCCGCATCCCGGCCACCGTCGCATATGTTGCCGGTGTGTTTCCGTCGCCCACCTTCAGCAAGAAAGCACTTCCCTTTTCGACCGCCATGTCGCATCCTTTCTTCAGTCAAACCGTGCAAAATGCAGGATATGGAGAGGTTCCCATGATTGTTGCCGCCTCGCTTGCGATGATGCTCGCCGCCGCGCCCTCCGCCGACGCCGTGGGCAATGGCCGCAAGGAATTTGCGAAGTGCCTGTCGGCGCAGGTGCAGCCCGCGCTGGACAAGAAGCTGACGACCGGCGATTTCCAGGCCGAACTCAAGAAGGCCTGCGCCGACAAGGAAGCCGCCTTCCGCGCCGCCATCGTCGCGCAGGACAAGGCGGACAAGATGTCCGACAGCGCCGCCAATTCCGACGCCGACGATCAGATCTCGGAATATGTCGACAAGATCACCTCGGAATATGAGGACAACAGCCGCCCCAGCTGACGCCCGCATCCGCTCCCCCCCTCTCTCCCCCGCAGGCGGGGGAGAGATACGAAGCCTTGGCGGCGCAAGCCGCCTTATGGCGCAGTTGAGAGGGGGCCGCTCCTACCCCTCCCGCACCGACCGCAGCCGGTAATCCACCACCGCGCGCCATCCGCCCGCCGGACCAGGGCCAGCGCGCGCCACCCGCGACCGCGCCAGCCGTGCGCTCACCACGCGCCACCCGTCCGCCGGCGGAATCACAGCCATCGCCGCCTCAACCCGCACGATCATCGCGCCCAGCGCATCGGTCGCGTCGCCCGCGACGACCAGCCCGACCGTCAGCCGCAGCTCGCGTCCCTCGACGTCCTTGCCGCCCCAGTCGCTGCCGATACATTCGCCCGCAAAAGCATAGGGCACCGCCGCCCGGCCCGGCTCGCCGTCATGCACGCCGTTCACCAGCGCCATCAGCGCCGCGTCTCCGCGCAAGGCGGCGATCACCGCGCCACGCACCCCCACTTCCGCGCTCATGCCCCTCTCCCTGCTTCTCTTAAGGCCAGGTCGCGCATCCAGCGCGCGATCAGCCCCGCCGCGCGCGCCCGCACCGCCTCGCCCTCGACCGTCGCCTCGATGCCTTCCGCCCGCAGCGCCTCCGCGATCTCCGCGCGCCGCCGCGCCGCCCGATCCTCCAGCATCGTCCTGATCCTCATGCCAGCCGCATCCGCCGCCACGGCCGCCACAGCGCGCTCACCACGGCGGGCGGCGTCGCGCTCTCGCTGCCCCGCGCCAGATAATGGTCCGCCGCCAGCCGCACGATCCCCTGCCGCAGAGCCTCGGGCACCCCGTCCAGCGCCGGCGCCATCCCCGCCTGATATGTGACCGACAGCAGCCGCGCCTCGCCCGCGCGCGTCGCCCGCACCCATCCGTCGCCCTGCGCGTCGATATCCACGGCATAGCCGTCCACCGGCAATGGCTGCGCCACGCCCTCCGCATCGATCGCCGCCACCTCAGTTACCGCCAGCACCGGCCGCGCCGTCAGCCGCTGCCAGCTCGCGCTCGCCGCCACCGTCTCCCGCGCCTCGCGCGCGATCAGCCACTGTCCCACGAACCGCTCGCACAGCGCCCCCGCGCCGCGCAGCAGCCCCTCCAGCGCGCCATCCTCCTCCACGCCGCCGATGCGCAGATAGGCCTTCAATTCCGCCAGCGACGCCGCCGTCGCCCCGCTTTCCCCGTCCGTCAGCATGGACCCCGTCTCCCGCCGCCAAAAAAGAAGGGAGGAGCGCGCACGCCCCTCCCTCAAGTCGCCCCCTTCGTCCGGCCGCTTACGAAGCGGCGAACTTCATCAGCTTAATGGCCTCCGAATTCGCCACCCCGCCGCCGATCCGCTTGACGGCATAGAAATGGACGAACGGCTTGTTGCTGAACGGGTCGCGCAGGATGCTCGTCTCGCTGCGCTCCGCGATGACATAGCCCGCGTGGAAATTGCCGAACGCGATCGACAGGCTATTGGCGGCAATGTCGGGCATGTCCTCCGCCTCGACCACCGGATATCCCAGCAGCGTGGCCGGCTGCCCCGCCGCCATCGACGGCTGCCACAGGAACGCCCCGTCCGCCGTCTTCATCTTGCGAATGACCGACAAGGTCGCGCTGTTCATCACGAAGCTCGCCCCCTGGCGGTATGGCGCGCGCAGGCTCTGTATGAGGTCGATCAGCCGGTCCTGCGGATTGCTCGCCGCGAACCCGCCCGCCGCGCCCGACGGCACATATTGCAGCGATCCGAACGCGCGCACCGCGTCCGCCTCGTTGGTGGTCGTATAGGTCAGGAAGCCCTTGGGCTTGTTGGTGCCGTTGCCGTTAACGAAGGCCGCGCCTTCCGCCGTGGCAAACTCCCGCGCGATCTCGCTCGCCAGCCATCCCTCGACGTCGAACTGCGCGTCGTCCAGCATCGCCTGGGATGCGGCCGGATTGGCGAACAATTCGCCCGAAGGCGGCACGATCTCGTTGAAGGCGGGCGTCCCCGTCTCGGCCCGCGCGCCGACCTCGCTCGCCCAGCCCGACACGATGCCGCCCGCCGTCACCAGCTTGCGGTATCCCGCGCTGCCCGTGCGCACCACATTGGCGATGGCGCGGATCGGCGAAATCGCCTTCAGCGTCGATCCGATCAGCTGGTCGATCTCGCGCGGCACCGCATAGCCGCCCGCCGCGCCAGACGCGCCCGAAAAGCTCTTCAGCTCCACGCCCGCCTCAAGTCCCTGCCGCAGGTAACGCTCCACGAACGCCGCCCGGGCCGGGTCTTCGACGCCGCCCTTCACCCCATCCAGCGCCGGCCTGCGCTGCGCAAGCAACGCACCCTTGAGCGCCGCCACCTCCTGCGCCAACCCCTCGATCCGCTCCCCCTGCGCCACCGCGTCAAGGCTCGCTTCCAGTTGATCCGTCATGCACTTTCTCCCGCTTGCAAAACAAAAAAAGGCGGCCCGAATGGACCGCCCAGCAAAATCCTGGATAGCGTGGCGTCTACCCCTCCAACCGCACCACCCGCGCCAGCGGCTGCATCGGGTGCGTGACCACGCTCACTTCCACCAGCTCCAGCGCCAGCAGCTCCCTCGGCCGCGCGCCCCGCGCTTGCCGCACCCGATAGCCGAAGCTCAACCCGTCCACCACGCCAGCCTCCAGCGCCGCCGCCGCTTCCCGCCCCGCCGCCGTCGCGCGCGACACCCGGCCGATCACCCGCAGCCCGCGCCCATCTTCCCGCGCGCTCTCGATCCGGCCGATGACGCTGCCCGGCCCATGCTGCCACAGCAGCGGCACGCCCGCCGCCGCCACCTCGCCGAAGGCTCCCGCCCGCACCACGTCGCCGCCCCGGTCCACCCGGTCGAATATCGCCGCATAGCCCGCAAAGCGCAGGTCGCCGCTCATGCCTTCACCAATCCCACGAGCCCCGTCTTCACGGCGATCCCCAGCAAGACCAGCGCCATGGCGATCCGCACCACCCAGCCGATCACCGCGCCGCGCGCCGCCTTCTTCGCGTCGCGCCAGGCGGACAGCAGCTCGCGCAATTCCCGCACGTCGCCCTCCGCGCTACGATCCGCCAGGCCCAGCCGCTCCAGCGCCCGCCCCGCGCCGATCTCGCTCGCTTCCTCGATGAGGGCGCGGATCGTCACCATGTCGGCCACCTGTCCGTCCGCCTGCGCGACCAGCCGCGCCAGCATCTCCTCCTTCATGTCGCCCTCCTGCTCTCACCCGATCCCAAGCATCGCCTTCTTCTCGTCCGCCGTCAGGAAATCGGCCCCAGCCACCCGCTCCCACAGCGCAGCGCGCTCGTCCGACAGCGCCGGCACCGCGTCCAGGTCCACCTCCACCACGACGCCCGGCCACCATCCGCTGAGGCCCTGGCTCAATCCGCCGCAGATCTTCGCCACCAGCGGCAGGATCGCCTGCCGCCACAGCGCCTTGTTCGCCTCGCGATAATTGGCGTAGCTGTTGTCGCCGGGCAGCCCCATCAGCATCGGCGGCACCCCGAAGGCCAGCGCGATCTCCCGCGCCGCCGCGCTCTTCAACCCCACGAAATCCATCTCGGCGGGCGTCAGGCTCATCGCCTTCCAGCTTAAGCCCCCTTCCAGCAGCATCGGCCGCCCGGCATTGGCTGCCCCCGCAAAGGCCGCCTCCATCTCGCGCTTCACCCGCTCATATTGTTCGGGCGACAGCACCGATCGGTCGCCCGGCTCATAAACCATCGCGCCACTCGGCCGCGCCGCATTGTCGAGCAGCGCCTTGTTCCAGACGCTCGCCGCATTGTGGATCGCCACCGCGCCCGCAGCCGCGCCCGCGCAGCCCAGCCCATAATGATCGTCCAGCGGATGCAGCGATTTCATGTGCAGCACGCTCGTCCGCCCCGCCGCATCCTCGGGGTGCAGCCGCGTCACGCTCTCCCCCACGCGATAGAGATAGGCCGCCGGCCACCCCCGCGCGTCCGCCTCTACAGACACCCGCTCGGGCCGCAGCGCGAACAGCTCGGCCGGCAACCCGTCTGCGCCTGCGATGATCTGGACATAGGCATTGCCGTGCAGCAGCAGGTGACAGGCCAGCGTCTCGATCAGCCCCTGCCCCGCCGAAGCCCGCCCGACCAGCGCCAGCACCCGCGCCCCCTCCTCGCTGCCCCGCGCCTTCAATGCACAGGCCCCCGCGCCTTCCGACACCAGCCGCATCGCCCGCTGCGCGACGGCATTGCCCATGACGCCGCTACGCAGCTGCGCCTCATAACTCGCCGGCCATTCGCCCAGCGCCACCGCCCCCGTGCCCCAGGCACGCGCCAGCACCGGCCGCGCATCCTCGCGCGCCGCTTTGGTAAACCATTTCATGGGTTGCTCCCCGCCATAAAAAAAACCTCTCCCCCGTCGGGGGGAGAGGATAGTGGAGCTTGGGTGGCGCAGCCGCCCTAGCGAAACTTGGAGAGGGGGATCGCCCCCCTTACCGATTCCGTGCCAACACCTCGTCGCAGGCCGAATCCGTGCCCTGGCCCTTGCCGATCAGCCGGCCCGCCACAGCGCCCGCGCCCGCGCCCAGCAGCGCATCGCCCACGCCGCCACCCGCCAACAGCCCGACGCCCGCACCGCCCGCCGCGCCGATCACCGTGCCCTTGTCGCGGCCCTTCTTGCCCTGGATCAGGCAGTATCGCACATCGTCCCGGTCGCGGGGATCGGCCCGCGCGATCCGCGCCCGGTCCTTGCTGTTGAGGCTCTGCGCCATCACCGGCGCGGCGACCAGCGACACGCCCGCTGCGACCGCCATCAACGTCATCCTTTTCATGTCACGCACTCCTTATGCTGGCCATGAAACGGCTTCGCCCGCGCCCCGGTTCCTGTTCTTCAATCCACGCGCGATATGAACTGCTCCACCGGCCGCCGCACCTTCTTGAGGTTGACCAGCCAGTCGCCCTCGTCCGCGCGATAGCCCAGCGGCATGATGACGACGGAGCGCAGCCCCCGCGCCCGCAGGTCCAGTATCTCGTCCAGGCTGTCGGGGTCGAACCCTTCCATCGGGGTCGCGTCCACCTCTTCAAAGGCGGCGGCGGTCAGCGCGATGCCCACCCCGATATAGGCTTGCCGCGCGGCATGCTGGTAATTCACCTCCGCGTCGCGCGGCGGGTAGGTGCCGAGCAACATCTGGCGATAGGCTTCCCAGCCCTCGTTCCTGAACCCGCGTTCCTCGTTCACCAGGTCGAACATGCCGTTGATGCGGTCGGCGGTGTAATTGTCCCAGGCGGCGAAGACCAGCAGGTGCGACGCGTCCGTCACCTGCTCCTGGTTCCACGCGATCGCCTTGATCTTCTCGCGGATTTCGCGGTTGGTGACGACGATCACCTCATATTGCTGCAAGCCGCTCGACGTCGGCGCCAGCCGAACCGCTTCCAGGATGCGTTCCAGCTTCTCCTCGGGTACGGCCTTGTCCGGGTTCATCTTCTTGGTGGCATAGCGCCAGTTGAGGCGGTCGATCAGCATGGACGATATCTCCTTGGGGACGTAATCGGCCCGATATAGCGCCGGCCCCGCAAAAGAAAAGGTTGCACTGTGCAACTTTCCTCTCACATCCCCCGCACCCGCGCCTCGCCCATTCTCCCCAGCATCAGCTCGCTCATCGCCCACACCAGCGCATCCGCCCGATCCGGCGACCGCCCCGGCCCGACATAGCCGCCGCCCGCCAGCAGCCCGCACAACTGGTCCTCCAGCGCGGGGAAGGCGCCGCGATGCGCCACCCGCCCGGCCTCGTAAAGCGCCGCCACCGGCTCCGCCCGCGCCGCCTTCCCCCGGCTCGCATGGACCAGACGCACCGGCAGCCCCGCCTCCGCCGCGCGCAGCACGCTTTCCACCATCTGCCCGCCATTATTCGCTTCGGCCACCACCCGGTCCGCGCCGTGCAGCATCGCGGCCGCCGCCACCGCCCGCGCCCAGCCTTCGGGCCGCTGCCCCTCGACGCTGGCGTCCGCAATCACATAGCCGCGCCCGTCTCCGCCAATCCCCGCGACCACGATGCCGCACGCGTCTCCGCCCGCGCTCGCCGGCGGATCGACCGCCACCACCACCCGCGTCAACACCTCCGGCACATGCGCCACCCGGCACCGCTCGATCAGATCGCGCGTCCACAGCGCGCCCTCCACCTCCTCGATCAGTTCGCCGTCCAGCTCCTGCCGGCCCAGCCGCGTGCCGCCATACTGCGCCGCCATCGCCGCGACGAAGCCGGGGGCCAGGTTCGCTTCATTCTCCGCGGTCGTGCCCTTCGTCACCGCGACATCCTCCGCCGCCACCAGCCGCCGTACCAGCGGCACCGGCCGGGGCGTCGTCGTCGCCAGCACGCGTGGGGAACGGCCCAACCGCATCCCCATCATCAAATTATCCCACGCCGCTTCCCCGCCTGCCCATTTGGCGATCTCGTCGGCCCAGCCATGGCTGAACTGCGGCCCGCGCAGGCCCTCAGGCTCCGCCGCGCCGAACAGCATCGCCATCGCGCCATTGGGCCAGGTCAGCCGCCGCAGCGCGGGCGCATAGTCGGGCCGAGCCCACCATGGCGCGACGCTCAGCACGCCCGACGCGCCCTCCACCATCACGGCGCGCGCCTCGCCCAGCGTCGCGCCCACCAGCGCGATCCGCGCCTTGGGGTCCGCCTCCGCGATGCCGCGCACCCATTCCGCCCCGGCGCGCGTCTTGCCGAAACCGCGCCCCGCCATCATCAGCCACACGCGCCAGTCGCCGTCCGGCTCCAGCTGCGCCGGGCGCGCCAGAAAGCGCCATTCCCGCGCCAGCCGCTCCGCCGCCCCGGCGTCCAGCCGCCGCAGCAACGCCGCCCGCACGGCCGCATCCTCGCCCGCCAGCCATTCCCGATCCGAAACCCGCATCATCCTCCCCCTCATGGGGAGGCGCGCTCCCCTATCTGCGTGGAGCCATCCCGCCGAACGTCACCAGACTTTCGGAGCCATCCTTCGCCACCGCCGCCACGCCGATGAAATGGTCGTCCACGACCACATCCTTCAACACCGTCTCGGTCACGCCAGTGACTGCCCGGCTGTCGGTCCAGTCCTGCGCGTCCGCGCGCCGCCAATAGACCTTATATCCCGCAGCCCCCGGCACCGCGTCCCAGAAGACCCGCGTGTCCATCGACAGCGCCCCGTCCAGCGACACGCTGGCGGGCGCGGCCGGCGCATCGGCCAGCACCCGCAGCGCCGCCACGTTCAACGCCGTCACCTTCGCCAGATAGGGGAAATCCATTCCCTCCACCGTGTCGCCATAGACCCGGCCATTCTCGGTCCGCAGATCCTGGTGCTGCCGGTCGTAATTCTCGATCCCCACCGAAAAGCGCACGGCGGGAAAGCCCAGCTCCAGGAAAGGCGAATGATCCCCGCCGCGCCCGAACCGGTCAAACCGCCGTACCGCAAACACGTCCAGCCCGATCTGCGGATTGGCCTCCGCGATGCCGTCGATCTTTTTCGCCAGCGCGCGCGAAGGCCCGTCATCCTCGCCGCCGATCGCCCGGCGCGTCAGTGCCGCCGCCCGATCCTCGATGAAGCGCCCCCCTTCGGAAAAGACGCGCACCCGGTCCGCCACGATCCGGCCGTTCTGGCCGACCGTGTTGCCGACGATGTCGTTGTTCAGCATCGCACGCACCTGCCATCCGCGCTTCTTCGCCGTCTCAGCCAGCAACTTGCCGCCCCACAGCCCCTGTTCCTCCCCCGACAGCAGCGCATAGACGATCGTCCCGTCGAACTTTTCCCCCGCCAGCACCCGCCCCGCCTCGATCACCAGCGCCGTGCCCGACGCATTGTCGTTCGCGCCCGGTGCGTCGCTCGTCACGTTCATGACGTCGCTCACGCGGCTGTCGATATGGCCCGCAACGATCACCACCTGGCTGGGGTCTCCCGTCCCCTTCTGGATCGCGATCACGTCCACCACCTCCACGCCCTGCGGCGCGCGCGGCCCGGTGAAGCGCTCCGCCACCGTCTCGACGGTCAGGCACCCGCCGCACCCCTTGGATATCTTCGCGAACTCCGCCGCGCCCCATTTGCGCGCCGCGCCGATCCCCCGCCTGGGGTCGGTCGCGGAGGACAGCGTATGGCGCGTGCCGAAACTCACCAGCCTCTCGACCGTCGCCTTCAGCCGCGCCGGATCGGGCGCGCTGGTCTCGGCGGATACAGAACCGGCCGCAGATGCGGCGATCAGGGCGGCGGCGATCAGCGATGTCTTTGTCATGACGCTCGTTCTGGCCGTCTGTTGCACGCTTGTAAACCGCTCGCAGCAAGGGATTTCCGCAACAAAATGTCACGGCCCGTTAGTGGAACCGGCGCGCCGCCTGCTCCATTGTCGCACCGTTCGCAACCGCAACAAAGGAGACCTGCCCATGGGCATGATGCGTTTCGACGACAAGAACCCCTATCCCAGCCAGCGCACCGATCCGCGCCTCCTCCTCTCCATCCTTGGCGCGGCCTTCATCGTGGGTGGCGGCTCGCTCGCGGCGGGCGTGATCGCGCACAAACCCGACACGGTAAAGCCCGCCACCGGCAGCGCGCAGGCCCTGGCGCTCGCCAGCGACCGGGCGCTCGGCAACGACAGCGCGCGCGACAACGACACGCCGCGCTGACGGCTCGACAAACCGCAACCCGGCTGGCGCGGCGATCAAAGCCGGGCATGATGACCTCTCCCGCAACTGCGAGAAGTCGCCATGTTCCTGGACCTCAAGGACTATCCCGCTCCGCCCCCCTGGGAGCCGCAGCCCGAACCGCCCGCCAGCCGCCTGACCGCGCGCCAGCAAAGGACGCTGGCCCTCCTCATCGGCGTCAACCTCATCCTCCTCCTCGCCGCCCCCATCGGCGGCGCCACCCTCATCGCCGGCCTCTGGGCGCTGCTGCACTAGGAGGCGAGGCGGCGGCCGGCGGCCCCCAACCCCACCCAATCGTCACCCCGGCCTTGGGCCGGACTCCCGCTCGCTCAGTAGCCCCCAAGAAAGCGGGATGCCGGGTCAAGCCCGGGGTGACGAAAATGGCAGGGATCGAGCCAAAAATGCTCAGAAAAGGGCGGCAAACTGATCCTGGAAGCCGTCGCATTTTTCAGAAAGAAGAACGCTCAGACAAAGCTGCTGTTTACCTTTTCGCGATAACCTACCGGACGGTTCACGGTAGAGAGGACTGAAATGATGACCCCTAATCCTCTCATCGTCGCCGCCACGCGCCGTTTTGAGCATCGTAGCTTCCGCGACGCCAATGGTATCCGTATGGTACGAAACGATGGCAAACGAGCCGTATGGCTCACCTCTGATCAACACCAAACACTGGTCCTCGACTTTGCTCGGACAATGCAGCCCGTTAACGCCGCTTTGAAGTGGGGCTTCATCCTAACAATTCCCATCACGATCATGACGCTCAGCCTTATGCATTCCTCAGGGCTGGACCGCATTATCGACGGCTCCATGGTGCCCGGTGCCTCGTTTATAGGCTCGCTCATCATATTAACTTGGTGGCCGTTGCTCGTGGTAGCGTACCATTGGTTTGGCACAAGGCGGGCTATTGCTCGCGTCGAAGCAAGTCTCGCGGACATGCCGAGCGCCCCTTTGCCGTCCGGTCGTCCAGTAGCATTCCAGACATTGGAGATCGTGGCTCTTTTTATCGTGGGGCCTGCACTGCTAATCGATGTGATTGGCAGTCTGTTTCCACGTGCCTTTGATCACACTCCCATGATGGGACGGGAAATGGGCCTGAGGTCGGTTATCGGGCTCGCGGTGTTTGCCGCCCTGGTTGTGAGGCGATACCGTCTCTATAGAACAAAGGGGGTCGCCGTACGCAATGAAACGCCGTCGGACAAGCCCAACGGTCGTGTCGCCGCAATCGCGGCGCGGGCGCGGGAACAGGTTAACCACGGATAATGTAGGCACCAATACTGCCAAGGTCGCTCGTCCGCCAATCGCGCCTTCACGATTTTTCCGGTCAGTCAGCCCCCAGCCCCCCTCAATCCCGCCGGCTCGTCACCTTCGCCGTGCCATCGGGCAAGATCTCGATCAGATGCGCGCTGTCATTGTCGCAATGCACGCGCCATCCGCGCACGCCGGGGCGCAGCTCGGCGCGTTCCGATCCGGTGACGGCGGGGCAGGCCGCGCCGCTCGCCTTGATCGCCTTCTGGAACACGCCGTCGCGCAGGCTCGGGTCCAGCTTCGCCACCTCCGCAGCCGCCCCGGCGTCCGGCGCGGCAACATTGGCCGCCACCGGCTGCTCCGCCTTCTCGCCGCATCCCGCCAGCCCAACGGACAATCCAGCCGCCAACATCAGCGCCACACCCGCCGCCATCCTCGCTCGCAT